CGCTGAAAGGTTCCTCTAAAACTCAAATCAAAGAAAACTAACTATTATGGCCGCTCTTTTTGAACGTTCTCAGGTTGGCAAGCGCGAAGATCTTGCTGACTACATCTCCCTCGTTGACGCTAAAGACACTCCTATCGTCTCCATGGCCCCTAAGGGCAATAAGCCTGGCAATACCCTGCTTCAGTGGCAGTCTGACAACATGCCCGCCGCCGTTACCACTGGTAGCGTGGACGGTGTTGACGTTTCCAGCTACGAAAACCTGAACTCTGGTCGTGCTGTCATCAGCAATTACGTTCAGGTGTTCCAGCGTGCAATCCGCGTTTCGCCTCTGGCTGTTGACGTGTCTGTTGTCGCCGGTCTGCGTGACGAACTCGCTGGCATGGTCGCCAAGGGCATTAAGCTCCTGAAGCGTGACATGGAAGCCACGGTTTCCAGCGACAACGATGCCCAGGCTGATGCTGGTATTGTTTCTGGATCGCCTGTTCCTTACCAGACCAAAGCTCTTGGCACTTGGATCAGCACCAGCGGCGGTTCCACCCTTCAGGTTCCTTCTGCCTATCGCACGCCTTCTGCCAGCATTGCCACCACGGCAACCGCTAGCCTGACGGAAACGAACATCCAGGCCGTTCTTACCTCGATCTACAGCCAGACTGGCCAGTTCAAGGAATATGACGGTGTGGTCGGCACCAACCTGAAGCGTGCCTTCAGCAACCTGCTGTTCACCACCACCCTTAGCAGCACCAGCACTGTTGGTGTTACCGGTGCCGGTGGCACTGCCATCCGCACCTTCAGCCGCGATGCCAACAGCGATGCCTACATCGCCAGCGTTGACATCTTTGAAGGTGACTTCGGTCGCATCAAGCTGCATCCTTCCCTGTTCATGCCAGACGCCGATAACGGCTATGTGCTCGACATGGAACTTCTGGAACTTCGTTACACGAACCTTCCTGAAGTCACGGAACTTCCTGACGCTGGTGGTGGCCCTGCCCGCCTGATCAAAGCGGTGGCTGGCCTGGTGGTCAAGAATCCTCTTGGCCTTGGCAAGTTTGACCCTGCCTAAGTTCTAGCGTCCTCGTAACACAACTCCGCTATCACCTATGATTGAAACCATCCCTGAAGAACTACAACGCGACATGCTTAAAGAGTTCAAGACGGGCTGGAACTTTCGGAAGGTGGTAGCGGAGGCACGAGCGCAACAGGTAGGAAGGGTGAATAACCTTGAACACCGTAGCCTTGAAGGAATCGGAAGGCTCAGGATGCGCGTTGATCCTGACTCATATCACTACTGGGGTCAGCGTCTAGGATACGACTGCTGGAAAGACCCTAACTTCTTGAACGAATACGAGAAGAATAACCCTTACTGCAAGGTCAACTCCAAAGGAACCAAGATGCAGTTTGGTTTTGCTTCAGAACCGTCCTCGACTCGCCAGGTTAAATACCGTAAAGTATTTGCGTGAGAACGATCAATTTCAGCGACATTCTTTATCGTGCCGTCACTTTGTGCGGTCTTGATCGTAGTGCAATCCAAGACAGCACCTTTCGCATGGTGCGTGACTTTGCTTCACAGCGCATTGCTCACATCTGGGAGCAGGAACCATGGCCTGACATTGTCAGGGTGGCTGAGATGAGTTCCACGACAGACAGCGAAGGCGTTCAATACATCAACTTGACGAGCAGCATGGGTGACATCCTGCAAGTCTACACTCTCAACCCTAAAGTCACAGCAAGGGCTGTTCCTGTGGCTTATTATCTCGATGACGATGGCACTAACCGCCGAATCATCATCATGGACAGCACAACGCCAGTCTGGGTTGAGTATCGCTTGCCAAAGCCTGACCTGTTTGGCGAGTCCTACAATGCTAACTCGGTCTATTCCGTTGGCGCACAGGTCTACTTTGACAGCGGAACGAACACAGGAAGTTATTTGCCTTCCACGACTGCCGCTTCTTCTGGCAACTTCTATACCTGCACAACGGCAACGACTCAGGGACAGTCACCTACCTCGACACCGAATATCTGGTCACTGGTGAAAGTCCCTTACTTCTGCGGTGATTACGTCACTAAAGCCGTGTTCTCCGACTATCTGAGGACGGAAGGACAGATTGACAATGCTGCGATGGCAGAAGCTGAAGCTGAAAACGTCAAAATGCTTCAGATTGATAGGGTTTTGCGTGCTGAAGGTCAGATCAGACGCATGAACATGATTAACACTTACTAAACAATGAATTCAAACGTCCAAATCTCAGGTCATAGCGGTGCCGCTCTTGGTGTTGTTGTCGAAACTGGAACCACTGCCGTCACTGGTAAGTTCTACGCTATTCAGGTGCTTGAAGCTGCTGAGTTCAGCACGTTCACCGAAAATGCAAAGTCTGGTGATGCGATGACCGGCTTCAGCATTCCTGCTGGCACCATCCTTTACAATGGTCTTGGCATTACTGCCTTTACTCTCACCAGCGGCAAGGTTCGTGCATACAAAATGTAAGCTGTGAACGGTCTCGTTCTATCGCTGCATGTAGGAGGATCAGGGTCTATTGTAGACTCTGGCCCGCTTACGCCTCCGACTGTTGCGCCAGTTCTGACAGCTGATGTTGCATCTACGTCATACACGGTTAACCTTGAATGGACGGCCAGCAATAAGACAGATTCGGAAGGATTTAGCTATGCCGTCGAGACTAGTCGAGATGGCGTTTCGTTCAATCGAGATGCTTCGACAAACTCCCTTTTCTTTGATTACACTGTTAGTGTTGGAGACGAGGGATCGTGGTATTTCAGAATCGTGCCATTTAATAACGCAGGAGACGGGCCTTCTAGCAACACAGCAACGGCATTTATTCCAGGAACATAATGCACGCTCTTTGCCTCAATATCAGTCTGGTTGCATCACCCTCTGCTGTGAGCGATATTGCTCCAACAGGCACTTGGATACTTGCAACGGGTCTTTGGGATGATCCTGGCGTCTGGTTGGACAGCGAAACTTGGATTGATTAACTTTTATGCCAATCGGAACAATTTCAAACGGTGAAGCGGGTTCTTCTGTTCGCTCTAAGCTGAACAGCACAATCGCTGCGGTGAATGCTTTGGGGACTGCTGCAAACGAGAACACAACTGCCTTTGCAACAGCAGCTCAGGGAAATCTTGCTGATTCCTCTCTTCAGCCAGGTGACATTGGAACCACCGCTGGAACCGTCTGTGCTGGTGATGACTCTCGTTTGTCTAACGCTAGGACACCGACCAGTCATGCTTCCAGCCACGTCACAGGCGATTCTGACAAGATCAGGGATGCTACTGCTAGCCAGGACGGTCTGATGACCTCAACCTATGCCACTAAGCTCGACGGCATTGAAGCTGCTGCTGATGTGACAGATGCAGGCAATGTCGGTTCTGCTATTCATGGAGCTACGGCAAAAACGACACCTGTTGACGCTGACACGACTGCACTGATTGACTCGGCTGCGAGCAACGTGCTGAAAAAGGTCACCTGGGCTAACGTTAAGGCAACGCTCAAGACTTACTTCGACGGGATTTATCAAGCTGCTGGAACCTATCTAACTAGCGGTGGCGCATTAGGAACGCCTTCCAGTGGAACACTGACGAACTGCACAGGACTGCCTCTCTCAACCGGAGTTAGCGGCAACCTTCCAGTTGGCAATCTCAACAGCGGAACCAGTGCAAGTTCCTCGACATTCTGGCGTGGTGATGGAACCTGGGCAACGCCTTCAGCGAGTGGAGGCGGCAAGATTCTTCAGGTTGTCCAGGCGACCAAGACGGACACGGCGAGCGTTACCGGACAAACTTTCAGCAGCGTGTTTAGCGGAAGTATTACGCCTTCGTCTAGCTCGTCAAAAGTGCTTGTGCTTGCTATGCTGTCATGTGGCGGCAACACATCTAATTGGACAAACATTAGGCTCACAAAAAGCGGCAGCATCTTGATTCAAGGCGACACGGCAGGCAGTCGGGCCAGGGTTACCGCTCAGTCAGCCGCCAACAACGCTGCCGCCATTCAATCAGCCATTATTCAGTATTTGGACTCCCCGGCGTCAACCTCGGCTCTGACCTATGAGATAGAAATTGCCTCAAATACTTCATCTACGGTTTACCTTAATAGGAGTCATACCGACACCGATGCGGCTACTTTTAGCCGTGCCTCATCAACCATCCTCCTTATGGAGGTAGGAACCTAACATGCCAGTCCCATCATACAACCTCGCTGAAGCCGTAGCACTGGCCTGCCCAGGTGCATCTTTCAAACTCGACCCTGAAACCTACGATGGACTGGTAATGCTCGACGGCACGCCGAAACCCACCGAGGCTGAGATTGAAGCAGCTTGGGCAAACAGGCCAATGCCTGCCGTTTCGGTCACTATGGCTGCGCTACGTCTTGCCATGGGTCGTGACATTTGCATTCAGATTAGTGCGTGGATCAGTCAGATCAGCGATGTGAACCAGAAATTCCAGGCTCAGACTTGGTGGGACAAAGCACCGACAGTGAGAAGCACTCATCCTGTGGTTGACCAGTTCAGAGTTGCACTCAACAAAACCCAGGAACAAGTTGCTGAATGGTTCGCAGCAGCAAAACAGATTGACGAGCAATGAGCAACCTGATCAAGATCAACACAGCTTGGATCACTGTTGTGCTTTCCGCTTTCAGCACCGCAGGCTATGTCACATGGCTTGCAAGTGCTAAGGCGGCGGCGATTGAAGATGCTCAACGCGACATCATACAACTTCAGGAATCAGACAAACAGCAGAGCGCAGTCTTGAACAGGCTAGATGAAAGAACCGTGATGATACTCGAAACGCTGAAAAGCATAGCTAAAAAGTAACCATGAAACTCCTCCTCTCCAAACTCAAAGAGAAATCCACCTGGCTTGGCATTGCTACTATCCTGACCGCTTTTGGCGTTCCTCTGCCTCCTGAACTCGCTGGTGCCGTTGGTGATCTTGTCCAGGCTGCTGCTGGCATCGCTCTAGTCGCTATCACTCCGAAGAAGTGACTCAATACGGCATCAAGCGCATTCAGGAAAAGATTGGCACAGAGCCTGATGGTTTCTGGGGGCCAAAGTCCATTGCTGCTTGCCAGAAGTATCTGCGGAGACTGATGCCGTCCCCTAACCCTTGGCCGAAGAGCGACCAGAAAAGCCTTTCTGCCTTCTTTGGTGATCCTGGCGATGAATCTAAGCTGACTGTGCTTGAAGTGGCTGGAATGGGCCTCAAATACGAAGGAAAGGCTGTTCATAGTATCAGATGCCATGCAAAAGTGGCAGAATCGCTGAAAAGGGTGCTTCAGAGCATTCAGAAGAGCAATCCTGAGGTTCTGGCAGAGTATGCTGGATGCTTCAACAACCGCACGATGAGAAACGGAAGCCTGCCAAGTATGCACGCTAGAGGTGCAGCCGTGGACTTCTGCCCTGACAAAAACGGCAATAGCGTCTCCTGGCCTATCGTCGCTACGATGCCGTTTGAGGTCATGGAAGCCTTTGCCAAGGAAGGCTGGCTTTCTGCCGGTGCATTCTGGGGCAGAGATGCCATGCACTTTCAGGCAACTGCTTGATTGCCTCCTTTTAGATGGAAAGTTAAACCATGCCAAATTCCCCTTATCAGACAGACGGTGACGCTGGATTTGTCGGCATGGCAAGCCGTGACAATCCGGTGAATATCCAGCCTGGATTTGTCCAGCTCGCAAAGAACATGCGAATGGACAGGGGCAATGCTGCTGTTCGGTCAGGCTGTAAGGATTTGACGCTTTCGAGCATGATCAACGGCAATGCGGATTTCCGCACTAGCTGCACCTATCTCGACACCAACGGCACTGAATACCTGATTCTGGTGACTTCCGATGGCTTGTATACTTACAATACAGCCACAGGGAACACATCGAGCAAGTATGACTTCCCTTCCAGAACAATCAGTTCAACGACCTATGTTCGTGACATTGACGCAACAGACCCTTGCGATGCTTTCCAAGCAGCCGATAGGATTTATATTCTTCGTGGATACAGTCGGAACAGTTCTCTTACAGTAACAGGTGCAACTGGATCATCAAAAGTTAGCAGAACGGGATCAACGGTTACACTCGACTTTGGTGGAACGAATCATGGATACAGCGTAGGAGATGAAATTATCATCTACGTTCCAAGCCATCACGAATTGTCTGGTTCTTTCTTTGTTGAGAGTGTTCCACTTGCTACGACACTGACTTACGTAACGACCACATTTGGAAGTGATAGTCATAATACATTCACCAGCATCAAGGCTAAGGCTGCACTGGTCTGGAATGGCTCGACGGTCAGCGTAGTTGAGCAGGACACGGGAACGCAGTATCCTTATCTTCAAGGCGGTGATGCTGTCTGTATGCCTCCTGCTGACTTTGGGATGTATTTCCAGGGCAGGATTGTCCTTTGCGTAAGTCGTGATGAGATTGCAGCATCGAACTACTACGAACCGAACGTCTTTGATGTAAGCCTGGATCAGTTCAGGATCAATACTGGTGCAAATGACTACATTGTTGGCTTCACTCCGTTTCAGGAGGACAAGTTTCTCATCTTCCAGCGGAATAGCATTTATTATGCTTACCTTCCTCCTCCTGCGATTGCTGCGACTATTGATCCAGGCATCAACTCTGACTCATTCATTCAGACGCTAACGAACCAGTTTGGGTGCTCTGCTCGTCGCAGCATTCAGCTTGCAGGTCAGCAGGTGTTCTTCCTGTCAGATCGTGGAGTCTATCAGCTTTCCCATACGCTAGACCTGAAGCTAATCGGTGATCAGCGTCCTCTTTCGGAACCGATCAGCGATATAGTTAACCGAATTAACGCTAATTATTCCTCCTTCTCCTGCGGTCTATTCTGGAACAATCGCTATTACCTAGCCGTTCCTCTGGATACCTCGACAAGGAATAATGCGATCCTCGTCTACTCGCTACTGAATCAAGCCTGGGAATCGCTGGATAATTACCCTGTGCAGAACAGTCCAAGGAACCTGATGCAGGCTCTGTATGGCAGCAGTAAACGCATGTTTGCTGTATCTGGAACGAACTGGTTCTTGCTGGAAGAGGCAGATCAGGACACCGTTAATGACGGCACTGGAACGCCTATCATCGGCACCTGTGAACTTGGTTCCGATACTGGTTCGACTACTGCCGTATTCGCTGAAGGTTCAATCCAGCATCCTATTGAAGGGCAGATTCTAAGCCGTCGCTACAACTTCAAGACCTTTGACGAGAAGCGTTTCAGCGGCTTGCAGACTGACTTTGTGCTGAATGCCGGTGATGACGTAACGATTTCCGTGGTCATTACCAACCCAGACGCCACTGTTGACCTTCTTCGCTTTGCCTCCCAGACTGACGAGGACAAAACGATCCGAACAAGGATTGGCCGCAGAGGATATGCCGCTGATATTCTGTTCCAGAGCAATGCAGGAAGGCCAGTCTTGCGTTCCTATTCCCTTGATGCAACAATCTCTGGTCGCAATCTAGTCTCCTCCGAATAATATGGCTCGCCTTCAATCTGGGGTTTCCCCTTTCGCTAACGGTCAGACGCTCACAGCTTCCGATCTTACCAACCATGTCACCGGAGCCTCTCCGCTTCCTGACTTCATTGGCCTTCAGACTGGCCTCACAACTCCTGCAAGTGCTGATGAGTTCCTGATCAATGACGTTAGTGATGCTGCTGTCAAAAAGGTGACTTTGGAGAACCTGGCAGCGAACATGCCAGCGACAACGGTTAATGCTCTGACGGTTAGCACTAACGCTGCGGTCACTGGAAACCTGACTGTTGGCGGAAACACTACCATTGGCGATGCTGACACAGATTCAGCGACCTTCAACGCAGCGTCTAGCTTTGGCGCAACCGCTACTTTCAATAAGCCTGTTGTCCTGAATGACAATAGCACCATCGGGCAGACTGTTATCTCTGGCACCTATGCTAGGTCAACGACTACCATGACTGTCACGAAAGTGGCTCATGGGCTAACCACAGGAAACACCTTCTGGTTCAATGTTGACAACAATCCAACGCTTTCTGGAAGCTACTCGATCACGGTGACGAATGTGGACACGTTCACCTTCACGGTTGCTGATAGCGGTGCTACCTCTGGAAACATTTACTGGTATGACAAGACGGCAACGATTCAATCCACTCTGGCTGGAACTGTGCAGGGTGATATTGTTGTCAATGTTGCCAAGACCAATGTTGCAAACGGTGATGAGTTCCTGATCAAGGATTCTTCCGACTCCAACAAGCTGAAAACAGTTCCTTTCGTGGTGCTTCCTCGACTTTATGGCAATGTCGCCATGAAATCAGCCGACACCACGACTGTAGGAGCTACAATTTCAAGGAGTTTGGGCAGTGGAACGGCTACTGTAACCAAGACAAGCCATGGCCTGCGAGTTGGTGATGTTCTTTACCTTAAAAAGACATCAGGAACAGGAACACTTGCTGATGGTTGGTATGATGTAAAGACTGTTCCAACATCTGGAACATTTACCATTCAGACAGCTGCAACATCTGAATTGGCTAGTGTATCTGCGGAATGGTATTCTCTAAGCGTAGCAAACACTACTGGCATTTACTCTGCCTTTAAATCGTCTCTGACAAGCGGTGACGTGTTGTTCAATATGACTTCACCAATGGCAGACACCAATTATGCCATCATTGCGACTCCGCTTCGTAACGATACTTATCTTTACGCTCCTGCTTGTGCCAACATTGTTGGAGTCACTGGATTCGACCGCACTACCAAACAGTTCAGTCTTACCATGAGCTATGCACAGTCTGACCTTGCTGGCGGAAGCATCATGTTTACCCTGTTCGGCAACGTCTGATGAAACCCTGGCAAAAAGCTCTTCGGTGGTTCACCAAGTTCGATGGAGAGACGCCTTTCCATGAACTTCTGGCTGAATACATCAAGATCGGCTTTGTCTGGTGTTCTCCTGACTCTTTCCTGCTTGCCAAGCCTGTATTCTGGGACGGAAAGACCATCTTCACCGAAACTGACAGTCACAATGCCTGGTTTATCCACCTTGCAGCAGGCAGCATGAAGGATATGCTCAGGATATGCCCGTATCCTCTGGACTTTATCGTGTTTCAGCGGCATGGTCAGGAGCGTTTTCACGCCTATTCATTC